GCCGTGAACCACGGTGCGCGCGCCTTCCCGCGCCATGGTTTCCGCGATGGCGCGCCCGGTGCCCCGGTGCGAACCGGTTACCAGCGCCGTCTTGCCTGCAAGCTGAAGGTCCATGTCGTCCCGCCCTGTGCTGCCGCGTGTCGTCCGCGGCTTCGTGGGCCCATATTTGGTCGGGATTGGCTCAAGCGGCAAGCCGCGATGCATGCCGCAGACGAAAATAGACGCGCGGAAATGCCTCGCGCGGAAACCGGCGCTGAAAGCGTCAGAATTCCGCTGCGGTAACCGGCGTCACGGGTGCGGGGGCGGACAGCGTGAAAAGTTCGGGAAAAGTCCGTCCGGTATAGACCCCGACGGCAAAGATGATGATGGCGGCGGCTGTCATGCCGACAACGCGGCCCAGCGGACCGGATTGCTTGCTCGATGCGGCAAAGACCGAGCCGCGCGAGGAAAACATGCGGCGGGAGGAAAATATACGCGCCCGTGCCATGTCCCCTCCTCTGCAAATCTGCGTGAAATCTCAGGCCCGTTATAGAGGCTGAGGCTTCGCCCGTCACCCTTCCATCACAAAAGAGACGGGGCTGCGCGCACATCACGCATGCAATGGAGAAGTTGAGAGGGATCAGCGCTCCGCGATGACAAGCGGCGGCATGGTGTTTCGCAGCGCAAAAAGATCGGGATGTGTGCGGCCGGCCTGAAAGCCGACGTAAAACACTGTCATGCATAGGCCCGTCAGGGCGAGCGTGATGAAAATGGGGCGCTTTGAACGCCGTGCGTAAAATATCTTTCGTGTCGTCATCTTGTCCGCCAGACGCCGGCCCACCCGGCTGCCAGAAAATCGGATCCCCCGACGGGGTAAAATTACCGATTTTCCGCTAACGGATGATTAAAGCCCAATGTCAAAGCGGGACGCATCGTCTTAAGAAACATCCATTCAGGGGTTGGGGGCCGGCTCAAGGACGTGGAATATATAGCGCCCTATCAAGGCTTTCGGCGTCGCGATCCTCGCCCATTTTGGCTGCTCCGTATGGAGATGAAAATGTGTCGCCCCCTCGGTCGGATCGTCAACCCCTCCCGATAAAACCAGACAGGCGACCGCCAGCGCCCGGCACAAGGCCGGATCGAAAATATCCCGCTCCTGCCGTAACGCGCAGCCTTCGCCGTCAGGTCCGAAGCGCCGCATCCGGTTCAGCGCTGCGAAGGCCAGCGCCACCCGCCCCTCTTCGCCCTCATCCTCCAGCAAGTCGCAGATCTCCAGCGCGAGCCGCATCATTTCAGCCAAAGCAGCGGGCCCCTGCGCGCCGGACCAGAGCGCCTTGGGCGCCTCGAAACTTTTCGTCATCGCATTCATGGTTGCTCCTCCGCCTTGATAGGAATATATTCATATCATAGGAACAAAAGATAGAATACGTCAAGCCGCTCACACAACTCGAGAGGCCGGGAGACACGCCATGATCGCCACGATTTTGAAAATCATCGCCTACCTGCTGCTGATCCTCGCGTCGTATTTGCAGTGAAAACACCCCCCGGGAGAGGGCTAGGAGGGCGACCCCATCAGCGCCAGATAATGAATCGCGAGGCGCACCTCACCGCCGGTGAAGCTTCCGCCCGCTGCGGTCAGCCGCAACGCCGTCGGGCTCCAATAGGTCACCGGCCCGGAAGGCCCCACCAATGTCGATCCGGCTCCCACCCCGATTCCCGTCGCATAGCGCGAGGCGTCCGCCGCGACGCCGACATTCCAGGACGTCGCGCCGGTGATCGCCGTCAGCACGCGGCCCGTGACGCCGAGGACGATGGCGCGGTCGGGAATGACAAAGCTCGTATCGTTGCTTGCCCCCGCAGTGATGATGTGGTCGCCTTCGATGATGCCGAAAGCCGTCTCCGCGCCGTGGGCGCTTGTAAGACCCGCGACCCCGCCGCTGCCGCCCGGCTCCGCCGCCCAGCCCACCCCGTTGAAGAAGACGAAAGCGCCCGCTTCCTCGTCCCAGGCGCGCCAACCCTTATCCGGCTTGAAAAGCATCCACGCGCCATCCGTCCATGCGGCCACCGCGTCCTCCGCCCCCGCCCATGCGCCGCTCGCGTCAGCAGCGACGATGTAGCGATCGCCCTCCACGGGCGACGAAGGTGGCACGGCCAGCGCGCGGGATTTGACACCGAGCTGGACCAGCGCGTCGAGCCGCCGCAGCGCCTCGTTCACCGTCACGTGTTTCTGCGCCTGCGCCGCTTCGATGAACGGCAATCCCAGATGCGTGGTGTCAGACATGAAGCGTCGCCTCTCTCGCCGTGCCGCGTCCGAAAGCGCGGCTCAATTGCATGACCCTGACCGTCAGGGTCGAAAAATCCGTATCGCCGAAATCCTCCATTTGCGCGGCGGCGTCATAGACCGCCGAACCCGTTGCCGCGCTCAAGGTGCGGACGACTGACGCACCGGAGAGAATGTCGATCTCGTATCGCTCTTCTTCTTCGCCGAGCGGCACGTCGAGACCTTCCCAGCCGTCTCCACCGAGGCGCGTCCGGCGTATCCATGAAAGCGCGATGTCGCCGCCCATTTCCCGCGCGGCGCGGATATGCACCGGCGACAGAGGCCGCAAGCCGATACCAGCGAAGGTTTTCGTCTCACGCCCATAGCTCGCATCGTCGATGGATTTCTGCGACGGCCCGTAAGCCCAGATGCGCGGCAATCCCCGCTCGCTATCGGCAAGACCGAGTTCGCTCACCGCCCCATCGAGCAGCACGAAGCGCGCGCCCGCGTCCAGCGGATCGCGCATCGCCGCTTCCGTGCCCGCCTGCCCGCGCAACAGCCCGCGCAACTCGTAAGTGTTCGCCGCGACGAGTTCGGCGTCGCAAAACTGGATGATCTCCCAGTCGCCCTCCGCCGTCTCCAGCGCCGCGACATTCGCGCCGCCAAGCACTGACAGCGCGTCGGCGCTCGCCAGCACGCCCGACGTCAGCGTCACGCGCAAAGTCTGGCTGCGATCCCAGCGGCTCGTCGCGCCAGCCTGAAGCGCGCTCGCCGTGCGCCCCAACGTTGCCGCCCGCGTCACCACGCTATTGAGCGCAAAGCCCGCGCCGCTGCTCTTGAAGAACGCCACGCCGCCGGGCCAGGGATCGGCGGCGACTGCGACACGCGGCGCGTAAGGCGTTTCCTCGCCCGTCAGCAGCGGCAGATCCATGAAGATCGCCAGCGGCGTTCCGAAACTCGGCGCAATCGCTGGCGCATGTCCGCGCTTTGGCGCGGGCAGCGGCCCGTAAAGGCTCGCCTCGCTCAGCACGCCCTTGGCCTCGCGGGCGCCCGCGTCGGTCAGCGAGGTCAGCCGATAGAGCGGGTTGCGCCCTTCAAGCGCCAGCCCCACCACATCGCCCGGATCAAGCGCCAAGCGGCCCGGTGGCAATGTCAGCGCGGCGCTTTCACGTTCCGTCCAGCTCTGCTGCAACCAAACATCGGCGACGCGTTGCGCATCTTCCTGCTGCAACACCATGTTGAGGTTCGCGCTGGCCACGCGCTGGCTCCGCACTGAAAGCCGCCGCGCCTCCACCGCCGCCTGGCGGTAGTCGAGCGTGCCGTCGATATAGGTGAGCTTGGCCGAGACAGGCAATTCGGTTTCCTGCCCGCGCGTCAAGGTGTAGCCCGCCGCCGCGCTGTCATCCTCCACCGCGAGATCGCCGGGCGAGAACGTCGCCACGGCCTCGCCGCCGAAATGCCGGAAGCGGATCAGCCCTTGCGTTTCGGCGGCATCGAAAAAGCGCGCCAGCATCAGCCCGGACAGCGCGTCGCGCGGCGACATGATGCGGTCTATGACGAGGCCCTCGACCGTTCCCGCCAGTTCCGACACGTCGAAATCGGTGAAACCGACATCGCCCATCACCGCCGCGACGAGCTCGCCAAGCGGCGCGGCGCCGAGCCGTCCGTTCAGCCAGTGACCGAGCTGCCATGCCGCCCCGTCCGACCATATGTCGAGACGGTCGGGGAAAGCCGGATAAGGTCGCGCGTCCCAGCACCAGAAAAAAATATCGCCGGGATCCAGCATCCGCCCGCCATAGACCGGCGACACGGGATTGTGCGCGCCCACCTCCGACCAATAATCCATCTGCGCCTCAATGAAGCGCCGTTGCATGAAGTCGTCGCGCGTGCCGCTGGAAAAATGCGGGACCGCGCTTTCCGCCGATTTCGGATCGGTGAAGACATTGGGCTCGTTCGTTCCCTTGTCGATGGCGGGGCAACCGATTTCGGTGAAGACAATCGGCTTGCTCTGCGGCATCCATGCCGTCGGCGCGGCGCTCTCGACGCCGTCCGGCCGGTCGTAATGCGCGTTCGCCCACCACGACTTTATGTCCTTCGCCCGCCAGACCCAGGGCTTGCCATGAGCGCCGTCCGTGATCGGCGTGCGGGTCTGCGCCGTGCGGTCGGCGTCGCTTGCATAATACCAGTCGTAATTCTCGCCGCCCGCGATGCGCGACTTCAGATAATCGAGATCGTAGATCGAAGCGGCAAGCTCGCGATCGAGATGCGTCGGCGCCTTCCGCCAGTCGGTCAGCGGCGCATAATTGTCGATGCCGACGAAATCGATGTTCTCATCCGCCCAGAGCGGATCGAGATGAAAACGGAACTCGCCGTCGCCCGGCGCGTGGCCGAAATACTCGGACCAATCGGCGGCATAGGAAATTTTCGCTTCGGGCAAAATGCTCGCCACATCCGACGCCAGCGCCTTCAGCGCCGTCACTGCCGGATAGATGCCCGCCGCGCTCCGTGTCTGCGTCAGTCCCCGCAGTTCCGAACCGATAAGAAACGTATCGACCCCGCCGGCCGCCGCGCAGAGATGCGCGTCATGCAGGATCATCCGGCGATAGGACCATTCTTCCGGTCCTGTGTAGCTCACCGTTTCACCGCTCACATGGAAGTCGTCCGCCGAGGCCGCGCCGAAAAACGCCGCGACTTCCTCCGCCGCCGCGCCTGTCATCTGTGCCGCTTCCATCGCCGCGATGCGCCCGCGCCACGGATAGGCGGGTTGTCCCGCCGCGTTGCCTTGCGGAATATCCATCATCACGAAAGGATAAAAGACCGCGCGCAATCCCCGCGCCTTCAGATCGCGGATCGCCGCAATGACGGAGGCATCCGACGGCGTGCCGCCATAGGCAGGCCGCCCGTCAATCTGACTCACCGTCTCCGCCTCTTCGCGTGCGAGCCCTGCAACGCTCCACCGGAGCGGCGACGTCACCTTGTGGTCCACCTCCACCTTCGGGCGGATCGTGCAGCTGCCACAGCGCAGATCGTCCCCGAACCAGGCGACCACCAGCGACGCTGCGCCGACATTCGAACAGGTCGCCTGCAATTGATCGACCGCGACGGTCCAGTCCGACATGCCTTCCGACGTATGCGTGTTCGCCGCCCGGCTCGACGTCTCCGTCAGCAACTCGCGCACCGGCATGGGCGCATAGACGAATTCGCCCGCGCCGGGAATAATCGTCACCGCGTTGATTTTCTCCTCGACGCCGCTCAGCGTCTTGAAGACCTCGAAAGACAATTGCGGTACGCGGTTGCCGAAGGGCGAGAGATCAAGTTCCTCGAAGACCACATAGGCAAGCCCGCGATAGGCGGGCGCGACGCCTTCCACCGCTTCGATCAGCGGATCGGCGGGCTGGTCTTCCCCGCCCTTGTGCAAGCGCCATGTCACATCGGAGAGCGACAGCGGTTTGCCGTCCGCCCAGACGCGCCCGATGCGCGTCGCCGGTCCTTCGCACAGCGCGACGGCGAAGGAGACGGTGTAGCTATATTCGGTGATGCTCGCACGGCCGCCACCGCCACCCTTGCCGCCGCCCGTCGATGTGGTCGAGGAATGCTCACGGAAATTCGTCGCCCAGATGATCTGCCCCGCCAGACGCGCGCGTCCATAAAGACGCGGGATCGCCGCGCCTTCGGTCGAGGCCAGCACCTGCAAATCGCTGAGCCTTGGCCCTTGCGCGTTCGCCACCGCCGGTCCGAACAATTTTGCATCGACATAGGCGCCGATCCCCGCGCCCACCATGCTGCCCAGCGCCGCGCCGGTAATCTGCGCGCCCAGCACATTGACGCCGGCGGGCAATAGCGCGCTGCCGATGAACGAACCGGCAGTCGAAAGAACGAGAGTGGCCATGAAGACTCATTTCAAGACATGGTTTAAGTCCCTCCCCTTGTGGGGAGGTAAAGCAAGAAAATCTCTCAGCGCGGCGAAAACCGAAACGCATAAGCCATCTTCACCCGCCACCACTTGCCCATCGCCGTCTCGACGACCGCGCGACCGGAGTAAGCGTGGATCATCCGCGCCTCGCCACTCAGGATCGCGGCATGTTTCGCCGGGCCGCGCGGCCTCATGCGGAACAGCACCACGTCGCCCGCCCGCGCCTCGTTCACCGCAATCTCATCGAGATGCCGCCGCGCGCCTTCCGCCATTGTCTCCCGCAGGCCATCCTCGCCCGGCGCTTCCGCCCAGTCGGGCGTATAAGGCGGCGGCGCCTCCGGCTCGCGCCCATAGAGATCGCGCCAGACGCCGCGCACAAGGCCGAGGCAATCCGCGCCCGCGCCCTTGCAGCTCGCCTGATGGCGATAAGGTGTGCCGATCCAGGCGCGCGCCGCCGCCACGATCCTGGCCTCTGGTCTAGCTTCGGCTTCCACCGTCATTGGCGTCTCCCGATGTCGGATAGGACATGACGAAATCATTGCCGGGCATATGCGGGAAGCCGCGAAAATTCGCCGCGTTGGAGAATTTCCCACCGCATGTCGTGAACTGCTTGTCGCATCCCGCCGTCACTTCGAACGTATCGCCCACCGCCACGCCGCGCGGCATCGCCTGCCACAGCTCGATCGCCGTGCCCGCCGGCGTCGGCGCATGCATCTTCACTTCCATCGCCGCGCCTGCATTCGCGCCGCTGGTAAAGCGCAATCGCCCGCGCTCGAACCAGCCTTCCGCGAAAGCGTCAAGCCCGCTTGCGGTCAGCATGCGATTGTCCTCGCACTCAATGACCGTGCCGGGACTTGCCTCCAGCATGAAACCGCAGCGCGCATCGCCGAGATCGGCGTCGCAGGCATATTGAAAAAGTCGCCCCACCGGTTGATTGAGCCGATGCGCCAATCCGCGAAGTTCCGCGGTGAAGCCCGTCGCGCCGCGCGACACCTCGCCGAGATTGCCCTTGCGCATCAGCACGCGCTGCTCGACGGCTTGCCAGTTGACGCGCCAGATTTCCACGCCCGCATCGTCGAACAGTCCGGCGGCGAGGTCGCTCTCGCTCAAACGCTCGGACATCAGCGCGCCGAGAATATCGAGATTGTCGACCGCGAGCCCCGACGAGCTTTCAACCGCGCTCGCCGTGAACCCCGCCGCCGCCTCGAACGTCAAATCGTCAAAAGCCAGATCGCGGTCGTGATCGGTGAAGCCCATCGCCGTGCCGTCAGCCCGCATGAGCTTCCAGCAATGACAAAGCGTCGTCGCACCGCTGTCGAGATGCGCCTGAAGACCGGGAGGCAACGTCTTCATGCCACCCTCACTTCGACAATCGGAATACTCGGCACCGAGCCCGCACTGAATGCCGCGAGGTTGATCTCCAGAAAATCCGTATCGAAGCGCACAGGCACATCGAACTCGAACCCCGCCGTCACCACGGCATCCGCCGCCGGCGCCTCGCTATCGACGAAACTCACAATCCCCGTCGCCGCATCGATCGAAAAATCCGTGCCCGGGGTCTTATCGACACCGCCGACCGCGACCCGCACCGTGCCCGCGACCGGCTTTGCAATCGCGCGCGCGTAAGCCACACCACCCGATGCATAAGTCTTCGTTAGCCCAAATTCCACCCGCGCCCCGTCGCCCGTTCCGATGAGCTGATCCGACGCCGTCACGCTCGCGCCCGGCGCGCAGGATTTCCAGTCGGCACGATCCTTCCAGCGAAAGCCATGCAGCCGCCCGTGCCGCGCCTCGAAAAACGCGATCACCTCATGCACATCGTCCAGCGAAGCGAGCCCGTAGCCTGCATTATATCGCCGCCGCGAATCCGCCCAGGGGCTGTTGCGTTCCTCAAAACCCGAACCCAGCGTCACGATTTCCGTGCGCCGCTCCGGCCCGCCCGTCGCGCCGAAAGCGATCTCGACGGGAAAACGTATTTCATGAAAGGTCATGGTAATTCGCCTGTTCAAAAAATATTCCACCCTCCCCTTGAGGGAGGGTCAAACGGCTGCAAGCCGTTTGGGGAGGGGGTCATCGTCCGTTGCCCCAAACTTCGTCCATCTTCGAATTGTTTGCTGCATCCCCTCCCCGAACGACACGGTCGTTCGACCCTCCCTCAAGGGGAGGGTGGAAAGAGGAAACGATGTCGCGCTCACATATTTCTCTGCCCGCGCGACGCAGCCCGGTTGATCATCGCGGCGATCTGGGTTTCCGAGCGCCGGAAGCTGTCGGCATCCGCAGCCGTCACGTTGAAGGTGATCTGCATCGGCTGCGCGGCCCCGCCCGCGGCGACGCCAAGCCGTCCGTCGCTGCCACGTTGCAGCGGCAATATCGCCTCAGCCCCCGCCTCGCCCGCGAGCCCCGTCCCGCCTTGCAGCGGAAACAGCATCGGGCTCGCCACCACGCCGCCTTTCGCGAAAGGCTTGATGCGTCCGCCCGAAATCACATTCCCATCTGCGCTGGCGAACAGCGATCCAGCCATGCTGGCGAAAGACGAGCCAAAGGAATTTCCGACCGAACTGCCGATGGAATTCACCGCATTGTTCAACACCAGCTTCGACAGGTTGAGCGCCAGTTTCTGCAGCGTGTCGGAAAGCGATTTGCCGCGCAGCGCCACATCGTCGAAAGCGCCGGTCAGCGTCCGCCCGAAATCACGCCCGCCCGAAGCCGCGCGTTTGTAATCGCTCGTCACGCCGGACAGCGTCCGCGTCGTCTCCGCGCCAAACGCCCGCGTCGCCGCGGCGGCCCCCTCCATCGCCGATGTCAGCGCGACGGGATCGTTCGTGTCGGTCATTGCTTTCCTCACTGTTTGAAGACCCTCACCCAACCCTCTCCCAGAGGGAGAGGGCTAGAAAGATGAGGCCGCCCTCGATCCCCTCTCCCTCTGGGAGGGGGGACCCGTGCCGAAGGCGCGGGAGGGTGAGGGCCTCGTGCGTCACCGGCACATCGCACGCGCCTCGTCGCGCAGGCGGCCGTAATCGGCGATGAACTTTCCCGTCATGGATTGCGGCCCCAGCCGCTCGAGTTCATCCGCTGCCGCCGCCTGCTCCGCCGCCGCATAAGGCCTCACGCTCAGACATGCCGCGTCAGAAGCTCCCGTCGCGCAGCCGTTCAACGGCATCAGACTGATCGCGAGGACCAAGCTCACCCGCTTCACGAATGGCATTCTGCGTCTCCAGTTTCTGCTCCAGCGCCGAGGCGCGCTCGCGGTCCCGCGCCCAGAGAAAGGCGATCAATGCCGCACCGAAATCGGCAACGACGCCGATGAGTTTGGCGAGAAGATCGATCACGCCGCCGGTTCCGCCGCCTGAAGCCGCGCCTCGATCATCCGTTGCAAATGATCGCCATCGAGACCGAGCGCCTTCACTGCTTCCGGCACATGCGCCAGCGCGTAATTCGCCGCTTCCGCGAGCAGGTCGCTTTTAACGTCGAGTTTGAGCCGTCCCGCCTCCAGCGCGTCGAGCTTCGACATCGCAAAAGCGATGCCCATGCCGAGTGCCTTGTCGAGGATTTGCCCGAGCTCGCCGTCGCGTTTTGCTTTGAGAAGTTGGCAGGCTTTCGCGGCCACGACGGAGGCAAGCGCGGTCAGAACGCCGAGAATCAAATCTCCGATGAGCGGCTGCAGCGGCGTCAGATCAATCGCATACATGGTCATATCCCTTTCGTCATAAAAAATGCCCCTCATCTTTCAATGAAGAGCGTTGTCCCGTTCGTTGGTGCAGATCCGCGCCGCAACCAACGTAATTTATCCGTATAGAGCGCGATCCAATTATCCGGCTTGCCGCCAGCTCGTCTTTTCGCTTACAAACGAACAACGAGTTTTCCGGTAACAGAGTGCCATATGCTGAACATTCGATTTGTACGTATCTGCGCCCTGTTTGCGCTGCTCGGAGCCTGTGCGAGGGTCGATATCAAGAATGTCCCCCAGGCAAATTTGGGCGATACCTACGTCGTTGGCACATCATCGCAACACGCCACGATCAAAGGCAGCGGCGATACCAGCGGGACGATGCTCAGTCCGACGATGATCGCCTATCTAGTCTCCATCGACGGCAAGAATGTGAAAGGGCGGGGCGACATATTTGACCCTGTGCAAATCGATCCCGGCATTCATTCACTTCTCGTCGCCTACAGATCGATAGGCGGCGCGTCGCATGGCTTCGTTCCCCTCATGCTCGATGCAAAGCCGGGTGCGGCTTACGTCGTCAAGGAAGAATACCAGGGTGGGTTCCTCCGTCTGGGGACGGCTGAGGATGTCACCAATGAATATATGTACATCGAAGACGAGAAGACCGGCCTTGCGGCAACCGACAAGGTGACCGACACGCTGCGCCGCAACACGAATATGTACATCCAGTCGACAGACAAGAGCGCCGCTACCCTGCGCGGGATCAAGATGGAGAAGTTGCTGGGCTCAAACGCCTGCTTCATTGCCGCCATCGACGGCCGCTTCATGCCAACAATCGAGGGCCAGACTTTTCTGGATCACGACCGCTCCGACTTCGACGCCGTCGCGAAAATCGCTCCCGGACGGCACGCCGTTGCCGTCAGCATCGATTTCGGCAACATAAAAGGCGCTTATCCGTTCTTGCTGGATGCTACGCCAAACGCAAGCTATGTCGTCAAATGCGATCTCGTGGACAGGCAAATAAACGGCAAGCTGAACGCCACCATCAACATTTTGGTGGAAAACGAAACGACCCACACGGTCGCCGTTCCCGCCATAGATTTACCTATCGAATTTTAGGTTAGCCCGGAAAGCAGATTCCGCATCATGACGTCCCAATTGAAGATCACCGTTTCCGCCATGGCGCTTGCCGTCGCAATGCTTTGTCATTCCGCCAATGCCGACGAACCTGTATTGCCGGCGGGCACCGCGAGCATCCGTGGCGACCTTGTTTCAGGTCCCTTGCGATCTTCAACCGGGTCGCGCATCGTCGCCGTCGATGGTCGCCTCATTTATGGCGAGGTCGAGCCGTGCAAGCCGGTTTCCCTCGCGGTCGGCCTGCACTCATTGGTCGTGGACGTTGACGATAAGGAGTTTCCGCTCCGCCTCGACGCGAAGCCCGACACAGCCTATGCCGTCAAATGGACGAATGATTCATCGCCGGTTGCGTTGGTCGAGAACGGCAACACAAAAGAAATCGTCGCCAGAATCTCCACCAATCTCGATGATCTTCCCAGCCCTTATGCTCCGCCGGCGGGCGACACCAGGAATCTTGCGACCATAAAAACGTCCCAGCTCCGGCAATCAAATTGGCCCTTCGGCGATGCAGATGTCGGACACATCTATGTCAGTGCGGTCGATGGCCAATTTGTTGACGGATACCAGACGCAACTCTCCAAACGGGCGGGCGATCACGCGGATCTGAATATAGCGCCCGGTGCGAGAGCGTTGATGATCGGCGCTCACTACTCATTTGTGGGCATCAACGGTGGCGATAGCTACGGATGGATCAACATGCCCATTCTGTTTCAGGCCGAGCCGGCGACGACCTATGTCCTCAAGTACGGAAAAATCGAAGGTGCGCCGGGTCGCCTGAGGTTCGATTTCTGGATCGAGGATGAGACTCACGGCAAAACCGTCTATCCCAAAAACACGTTCTTTCTTAACCTGGCGGCAAGAGGCCAGTCCTATATGGCGGCCATTCCGGAGCATAAGGAAGTCAGCTTTCCGCTTGAGCATGGTCAGGTGAAACGCACGCCCGAAAAGCCGAAGCCGTGGTGCGAACACGACTAGCGATCGGGATAGTCTTCATTGAGGGCGATGAGTTGCTCACGGCTCATCGACGATTGAGTAAAACTGCCCAGCCCCGACCCGCGCGCCGCCGCCGCCAGTTCCGGCAAGGTCATGCGCCAGAAGTCCCGCGGCGCGAGGCGCAAATGCCCGAGGCCTAACTCCATCGCCCGGGCCCAGGGGAATGCCTTCATGCGCCCTCGCCGCCGAATGTCGCGGTGAGCAGGTCGGCTACGATGGCGATATAGCCCGCTGCGCCACCTTCCGCGCTCATGCGCGCCACGTCCTCGTCGCTGACATCCTCGCCCGCGCCGCGCAACCCCGCGCCGATCACGCGGATCGCATCGCGCGCGCCGATGCGGCCCGTCTCGAAGCGGGAGGCGAGCGCCAACATATCTTCGCCGCCGAACGCATCTTCGAGTTCGGCCAGCGCGCCGAGCGTCAGCACCAGCACGCGGCGCTCGCCGCCGAGCACCGCCTCGATCTCGCCGCGATGTCTGTTGGCCATGCTCACAGCGCCGCGAACGTCACCGCGCCCGCGCTTTCCAGCGACAGGTCGAACGTCACCTCGCCGTCATGCTCACCCCCATATTCAAGCGCCGTAATCTGGAACGCCCCCGTCACCGTGCCGAAGTCGGGAATGACGATCTGCCAGTTCCTGATCGCCGCATCGAAGAAGATCTGCCGCACGCTTGCGTCCGACGCTTCGTCGCGGAAAATGCCGCGCCCGCTGACGCTCGCGGTGCGCACGCCCGCGCCTGCCAGCAACTCGCGCCATTGGCCGCTCGAATCCGCATTGGTGATATCGACGCTGCGCGCGTTGAAGGCGAGCGAGCGCGTGCGCAATCCCGCCACCGTCGTGAATGCGCCCGCGCCCTCCGCGTCGAGTTTGACGAGCAGGTCCTTGCCCTTTTGAGCCGCCATGATGTCTCCTTAAGATTTGATCGGTTCGGTGACGGCGCGAAAACGGATCGTTCCGCGCCAGGTCGCGCCATCGGCGTCGCGCCGCGTCTCCGCGCCGAGGAAGCGCAGATTGACGAGGCGATGCCCCTCGAGCGTCAGCTCCGCGTCATGCAGCGCCGCGTTGACCGCGCCCATGATCGCTTTCGCCTCCGCCCGGCCGCCGCCGCGCGCATAGGCGTTAAAGGCGAGGCGGTGTTCCGCGCCGGTCGCCTCGCCCGCGCTCCAGTCCTCCACCTGCGCCTCGCCGAGCGTCAGGTACGGAAAGCCCGTATCGCCCGGCACGTTGTCGTAGATGCGCGTGGCGACCAGGGCGGCGAGCGGCGCGTCCTCCGCGAGCCTTGCATAAAGTGCTTTCTGCAAAGCGAGATCCGCGTCCATCATGCCGCCCCGCTTTCCGCATTGATCGCCAGCCATTGCCGCTTGCCGTCGGGATCGCGCATGCCGCGAATATTGAGCGTCTGCCCGCGCCAGACGAGCCGCATCTCTGCCGTCACGTCGCCGCGAAAGCGAATGGTGATGCGGTGCGGCCCCCGCGCTTCATCGCGTTCGGCCAGCACATGTTCCGTGCCGCCAAGCGCCATGACTTCCGCCCAGACGGTCGCCAGCGTTTCCCATGTCACATCCGCGCCGCCCGCGCCGTCGGCTGTTCGCACGGGCCGCTCGATGATCACGCGCTCGCGCAATTGCCCCGCCGCCGTCACAGCCGCATCCTCCGGTAAGGCGCAACGAGCGCCGATACCGCCAGAGGCATCTCGGCGGGCGCATCGCCGAAGCTCACCGGCTCGCGATGTTCAAACCAATGCGCGACCAACATTAGCACCGCCTGTTTCAGCGGCGCGGGCACGGCGGCGGCGTCGCCATATCCCGCCGTGAAATCGATCGCGATGCCGGCAACGCGCCGCAGCGGTGCGGGCCATGTGCCCGCCGCCACAATGCGCGGCTCATCGCCCGCCAGCGCCGTCTGATAAAATGCCGGATCGAGTGCGCCCACACCGTCAATCATCACCGCCGTCACGGCGGCGCTCGGCGCAAGCGGCAGCCTCACCGCCGCGCCCGGCCATTCGTCGAGCAGCAACCGCCAGCTCTGCGTGACGAAAGCGCGCCGCGTCTCGCCCTCCAGCACGGCGCGCGCCGCCGTGATGAACGCCGTCAGCAGCGCATCCTCGCCCGTTCCGTCGAGCCGCAGATGCGCGCGCACCTCAGCCAGCGTCACCGGCTCTTCCGCCGGTCCCGAAATCAAAAACAATGTCATGACTTTTCCTTCCACCTCCCCCTTGTGGGGAGGTCGAAATGCGCAGCATTTCGGGTGGGGGGTCTCTTCGAAGATGTCTCGCCAAGAGACCCCAACCCCTCCCCACAAGGGGGAGGGGCTAGAGTCAAACGACAGGCTTCACATGCGCGCGGGCCAGAACAGCCAGCGCCGAAACCGGTGTGCCGTTCGTATGCGTGCCGGTCAGCACGAGGCTCACGCGGCTATAGCGGGCATTGCCCACATAGCCGATGCGATATTCCTTCTGCGCTTTCGCGGCGGCATCCACCGTCGCGAAAATGCCGCTCGCCGACACCGTGCCGTTGACGGCTTTCGCTTCCGTCACGGCGGCCCAGTTCGCGCCGTCTTCCGAGGCTTCGAGCTTCACCTCCGTCTTCAGCGAAGACGACAACGTGTCGCCGCTCGCACCGAAGAGAACGATGTGCTCGACCGCCTCGAAGCCCTGGCGGTCGATGGGCGCGCCCGACCGCGCCGTAGTCGTCACGGCGGGATCGAGCGACTGCACTGTTTTCAGATTGTGATGCAGATCTTTCATAAGCGGGCCCTCCTCAAGCCGTTCCGAATTTCAAAAGTTTCAGCGCCTCGAAATTCTGCACGCCGCCGCCCACGCGCTTCGTCGTGTAGAAAAGCACGTAGGGTTTCGAGCTATAGGGATCGCGCAGCACGCGCACGCCAAGCCGGTCGACGATCAGATAGCCGCGTTTGAAATCGCCGAAGGCCAGCGCCGTCGCGTCGGATGCGATGGACGGCATGTCTTCGGATTCCGTCACCGGATAGTTGAGGAGCGTCGGCGGCGTCCCGGCGGCGATGCCCGGCTGCCAGAGGTAATTGCCTTCCGCGTCCTTGAACTTGCGGATGGCGGATTGCGTCGCGCGGTTCATCACGAAGCGCGCATTGCCGCGATAACCGGCCTTCACCGAATAGATGAGGTCGATCAGAATGTCCGAGGCGTTGGATGTCGGAAACGCGCCCGCATTGCCGGTGACGAGATAGCCGAGCTTGCCATGCGCCCAGCTCGCATTGGCGACCTTGGGATAAGAGAGAAAGCCGCGCGGGCGGCGAATGCCGTCGCCGCTGACGAAGGCCGAGCCCTCCTGCTCCGCGAAAGCCGTTTGCACTTCTTCGGCGAGCCACTGGTCGATGTTGACGGCGGCGTCGTCGAGCAGCGTCGAGGTCGCGGCCGGCATCGCGTAAAGCTCCATCGCCGGAAACTCGATTTCGGAAAGCTGCGGCGCGCCGGTTTCGACGCGGCCCTCGCTTTCGCCGACCCAGCCGCTCGCCGGGCCGCTGGTCGTGAAGGGTTTCTTGTAGCTCGCCGCGCCGATCTGGCGAACGCCTGCAATGGCGCGAATGGGCGAAGCGTCGGAGACGATGCGGTCGATCATGCGCTCCGTCTCGGCGGGCACGAGATAGCCGCCGTCGGGATCGGATTGCGCGCTCAGCGCCTTGGCTTCGAGCGTCCGCAGTTCATGCGCTTCGCCCTTGCGCACATAGAGATCGAAAGCGCGCTTGTGTTCGCGCTTTGCCGGATCGAGGCGCGTGCGCGTCTCGCCGCCGATTTCCGGCCGGGCGAAAGCCAGCGCCAAATCGTCCACCGTCTTTTTCTGCCGGTCCAGCGCGCGGTTGATGCGGTCGACCTTGTCCTCGGTCACGACATCGGCGCTGAGCTTCTTCTCGATCTCGCCGAGGCGTTCGTCGTTGGCATCCTTGAACGCCTCGAAAGCGCCCAGGAATTCGTCGAGCGCGTCGCGCACCTCATGCGACGCGGGCGCGCTTTTCACCTCAAGCGTCTTCAGCGACGCCCCGATGCGCGGGACGCCTTTATTCATTGCACTCATAAGTGCTCCTTTCGGGGTTTGAAAATCAGCGACGCGACGCGGAAGGCCCGCGCCAGTTTCGCACTCGTCTCTCGCGTCGTCGTTTTGACCGCGCTTATCCGCGCCTGGGGGAGCATCGGAAACGTCACGACCGAAATTTCCCACAAGTCGACTTCCATCAGACGCCGCAGGCCCGTCTTCTTGTCCGACTGCGCCTTGACCACGTGATAGCCGATGGAAAGCCCGTCGATGGCGCCCGCACGCATCAGGCTCAGCACCTCGCGCGCCCGGCCCACGTCGCCGAGCAACTGCCCTTGCACGAAGAGACCGCGCCCATCTTCAGCGATCTTCGTCCAGACGCCGATGGGTTCGGCCGGATCGTGCTGATAGAGCAGCTTCACGCCGCGCGCACCGCGCCGTCGCAACGTCCCGCGAAACGCGCCCGGCATCACCATGTCGCGCCCGAGATCCTCCGCGCCGAAGAGCGACGCATAGCCCTCGAAACTCCCATCGCCGCCGACGCTCTTGAAATCGAACCGCGTCGCCTTGCGCTCGCAAATGCCCGGATCGCCCACATGCCCTCCAAAATAAAAAAGACACCGCGTTCGCCCCGGTGCCTGACCTCTAAGCCCTCCCCCCTTGAGGGGGAGGGTTGGGTGGGGGGTGCAACTGCGCAAAGATTCTCTTGAAGCAAACCCCTCACCCTCCCATTGCTTCGCAACGGGTCCCTCCCTCTCCCTCAAGGGGAGAGGGGAAAGTAAGCGCCGCTCGCTCTACCTCTTCCCCGCAATCACCCGGTCGAGCTTCTCCTCGATCCGCGCCAATGACGCTCGCATCGCGTTCGACTGTTCCTCCAACCGCGCCGTGCGCTCCACCACTTCGTCCGTCCGCGCCGAGCGCAATTCCAGCGCCGAAAGCCGTTCCGCCGCCGCGCCTGACCACATCAACGCCGTGCCGGTCTGGATCAGGATCGTCACAACCAGCGCGACCGGCACATGGCGGTCGAGCCGCCAGCTGGTGTTTTCGCCGAGTTTCATGGATACCTCACGGGCCTCGTCCTTCGAGACGGCGCGTTCCGCGCCTCCTCAGGATGAGGAGAGATTCAGAGATCAAAAAACAACCCTCACCCTGAGGAGCGAACCAAAGGTTCGCGTCTCGAAGGGCGAGGCCCCAGCGCTAATCTTGCGCGCCATCCCCATATCCCACCGCCGCGCGCTTCTCCTCGTCGGTCAGAAAATCCGCGCGTCCCACCCGCGCCCACAGCGCCTCGCGTTCGCTCGACAGCGCTTCGACCCCGTCGAGATCGAAACCCAGCCGCAAGCCTTCGCCATAGCGCGGCCCCAGCCAGCGCGTCAGCGCGCGGCCCGTGCGGTTTGCGAGCGGCAATACCGTCTGACGCCAGAAACTCCGGTTCGCCTCCGCGTAATTCGCAAACGTGTTGTCGCCCGGAATGCCGAGCAGCATCGGCGGCACGCCGAAGGCGAGCGCGATGTCGCGGGCTGCGGCGCGTTTGGCTTCGATGAAATCCATGTCTTTCGGCGTCAATCCCATCGCCGTCCAGTCGAGCCCGCCTTCGAGCAGCAGCGGACGGCCTGCATTCGCCGCACCCTGATAATTGTCGGTTAGTTCGCGCTTCAGCCGCTCGAACTGATCCTCGCTCAAATTCGATGCGCCATCCGCGCCCTTATAGACCAGCGCGCCGGAGGGCCGCGCCGCGTTGTCGAGCAGCGCCTTGTTCCATTGTCCCGCAGCATTGTGAATATCGACGGCGAAGGCGGCGGCTTCCAGCGGGCTCAGTCCATAATGATCGTCGGTCGGATGAAACATCTTCATATGCAGGATCGGCGTCTCGCCCCGCGCCGGATCGTAAGCGAAAGACACCGTGCGCCCATCCACCGCGTAATCGTAAGCCTCCGGCCAACCTGACCGCCCCGGCACAACTTTCATCCGGTCGGGTCGCAGCGCGTAGATCTCGCGCGGAACGCCGTCGAGCTCGACCAACTCGATGTAAGCATTGCCCGCCACTTCGAGATAGCCGTACCAGCTCTCGAAGAGGTCCGCCCCGCTTTCATGCGGGTTCGGGCGTTCAAGCAGTTTCAGCAACGGATGCTCGCTCAGTTCGCGCGGTCCATCATAAAGCAGCCAGGGCAGGCTTGCGGCAGCTTCCGCGATCATGCGCACGCAACGATAGGCGACCGGATTTCGCTCGAAACTTTCGCGCGACAGCGCCGCATAATCGCGCGGCGTCCAGACGGCGCGGCCCTGCAATTGCAGCGCCACCAGCGGCCCGGTGCGGCTCGCCTTTTCCTCGCGGCTTTGCGGCACCCGCGGATCGTTGCGCATCAGCCGCGCGAGCTTCGCCCAAGGGCCTGCGATCATGTCGGTGGGCATTGAAATGACTCTCCTCACACTCTGCTGTCACCCCGGGCTCGTCCCGGGGTCCAGGAACGGCAAGAACGGAGCAAGCGGCCTGGATCCCGGCACAAGGCCGGGATGACAATTATTGTTTGTAGAACGTCACAGCCTTCTCACCTTCGGCGCGCCCGCCTCGCGGTCGAGCATCAGATCAGTCAGCGCCCAGACCAGCGCATCAAGCCGGTCGGGGCTCTTGCCCGAGCCCGGCACGAAATCGCACATCTGATCCTCAAGCCGCGCCAGCGCGCCGACATGGCTTACAAATCCGTGCTCATAGAGAGCCGCCACCGGCTCGGCTCGTACGCGCTTGCCGCGCGTCGCCCGCACCAGCTTCAGCGGCGCCGTCGGCATCACCTGCCGCATGATGGTCGAAACCATTTCGCCGCCCTGGTTGCTCTCGGCAACGATCCTGTCCGCCTCGTGATCGCGAAACGCTTTAGCGGCGCGGCTCGCCCAGGTCAGCGGCGTCAACCCGCCCATCGAGCGGTCGTCCAGCACATAGGCGCGGCCGTCATCGGCGATGCCCGCCACCACGATGCCGCATTCGTCCGCATTGGGTCCGCTCGTCGCCGGCGGATCGACCGCGACGACGATGCGCACAAGCTCCGGCGCCTTGCGCACCCGCGCCTTGTCGATGGTCTCGCGCGACCAGAGCGCATCCGGGTTGTCCTCGATCAGCTCGGCGTCCAGCTCCTGCCGCCCGAGCCGCGTGCCCTCGTAGCGCGCGATCACCGAGCGGAAAAACGCGTCGGCCAGATTGGCGCGGTTGGCGTAAGTGCTCGCTCGCGTCACCGCGCATCGCTCGTCGGCGAGCAATCGTTTCAAGATTGGCGCGGGGCGCGGCGTCGTCGTCACGACCTGACGCGGATGCGCACCGAGCCGCAATCCGAATTGCAGCATGTCCCATGCCGCCTCCGCATAACGCCACTTGCCGACTTCATCCGCCCAGGCCGCGTCGAATTGCGGGCCGCGCAAGCTTTCAGGCTCCGACGCGGAGAAAGCCTGCGCCACGGCGCCGTTCGGCCAGAGCAATCTCTTGCGCGAAGCCTCATAGCGCGGGCGCGAACCTCCCAGTCCGCAAAGCCCGGACGGCCCGTCGATCATCACCTCGCGCACGTCGCCCAGCGTCTCGCCGATCAGCGCGATGCGCCCCGCCTCGCCGCGCTCGACGAGTCCGCGTATCCATTCCGCGCCCGAGCGTGTCTTGCCCGCGCCGCGTCCGCCCAGCACCAGCCATGTCGTCCAGTCGCCGCCCGGCGCGATCTGGTCGGGCCGCGCCCAGAAGGGCCAGTCGTCAAGAAGCCATGCCGTCTCCGGCGGCGTCAGGCTGGCCAGAAACGCCGCCCTCGCCAC